ATAAAATGCAAGTCCTGAAATCATACAAGGCACAAATCTGTATGGAACATCTGTTGCATCTGTATAAGTTGAATCTGCATCTTGAATTCTTTTTACATAATAAAAATGTAAATCTTTAGATGCGTTTGATGAGTCAGCTGTTGGATAAACAGTTAACGTTGTTTTGTCTACAAATCTTTGTACAAAATATTGTGAGGGTGTTCCTTTAGATAATTTACTTGATAAAGCAGAATATGCAGATCTAGCTATTTTAGTTAATGATGAATCTGATTGATTAGTTGCAGTTCTATTTGATCTTAAAGTAGCTTCTAAAATATCTGCTACACCATAAATACCAGATGGATTTGTTACAGAACTTGTACCATCACCACTTGCTCTATAAAAAGTATATTCAGCCTGTCCTTCAATTAAATCAATATTAGCATCTGCTACTTCCCAGTAGTGTAAACCTCTATTTCCCCATTCTTGAAAAAGAACGTTTAAAGATCTTCTTGCTGTTTTTAATTGATAACCACTTACTGCTGAAATACCAAGTCTTTCATAAGCTTCTTGAATAACTTCATCAACAGAAAATGTCTTGTCGAACGTTACTGTTCCAGAAGTAGTATTAGCCATGCTCTACCTCCTAATATAACTTTTTAAATTCTGCTACAACCGTATACATGTTTGCGGCATCAGCTGTTCCTGGTACCACAAAGTTAACATCACTTTGATTAGTATTTGATGATTTGTCAGTTTTCATTCCGCCAAATTCTCTAAAATCCCAATAGCCTGTTCCTGTTAAACCAATAATTGGAATATCACCATCATCATCTTCTTCGTCTAAACGTGCGTATGAATCTCCTCCATCGCCACCTTGACATGAAAACCAAAGTCTTTGTAATACTAAGTGCAAACAAGAAGCACCTTCGCCGTTTGCTGCCATTGCAGAAACATCTCCAAATACAGTTGTTCCGCCTGTTCCGTCTGATTGATTTACTATTTTGACAACAACTCTTGCATCATTTTCTTGTAAGATAGTTGGTCCTGTTACTGTGTCTGCCATAATCCCTCCTTAATTAAGATTACTAGATGGGGCCGAAGCCCCATCTTAAAGTTTATTTATTACTCGTTAACGTGTCTACTAATTCCACAGTAGTGTACGTTAATTGCCTCAGCTGCACCTGCATTTGCTTCAATACCAATGTATGGAATTAAATCCACATCATTAGATAAAGCACTAGATAAAGTTACTTGTTTACCAGGTTCAACAGCTGTTACCGCTGTACCCCCAGTAGAACCTGCAGTGCTAGTAAGGTTGTACTGTATACCATTTACAAAAACAGTTGCTTTTCTATCACTGTTAATTTTAATTCTTAAGTGATAGTTTGTAGCTGCTGCTACAGTGATTGGTAATTGACTAATATAGTCAGTTCCACCAACACTATAAACAAAGTGCAACTTTGTAAAATCAGTAAACGTTTGACCAGAATTATCTGCATCAGTCAAGAAATTGAAATACGCTTGATCATCATCTGTTGCAAGCTCTGGTGCATTTGTTAATTTCAAACCTGCCCAAACATTTTGGTTGTCAATTGCAGGTAAAGAAATTGAACATTCCCATTCAACTTGATTCTCAGTACCCCATAGAACTTTAGACCAAGCTGATTGGTTAGTATCTAAATGTGGTAAAAGAATTGATTGATCCTGATCAGAACCAGCAGTTGTCATTAAGATTCCTGCTTGAGTTCCTGGGAACGTAGTTAAAGCAGTCGTCATGTTAGTACCTAATGTTTCAAAGTTTTTATTCGCTGCTTGTGTTATTGCTAACGCTGATGCACTATCCGCGTCAGGGTCGATGATATTTATCGCATTAAGGCCTGGTCTTTGTAAGAAAGGCTCATAAAGATAATATCTTCTTGCATCCCATAGTCTAGAACTCATCTGAGTTCTATCGTGAACTAAACCTGTAGATGCTGTTTTACTGATTAGCTGTACGTTGTTCTCTGAACGAATCGGACCGCTAAATGTTGTGTTTGCATAATATTCCTCCTAGAATATTTAAATGTAGTCCCTAGGGGCATGTCGACTATACGCGTCTACATTTAAGGTTTTTTAAAATTGTATAGTGATTAAATTATATATGAATTTTTAGTAGAGTGCAAGGGATCCTTACAGAAATATACGATTTCAGCGATGTGGCTTTATTTAAGTTGCCACAGAAACTTGGGCGGCAGCATCATCAATTGCATTTTGTCTATTTGCAATTTTAGCTTCTTCAAGTTTAATGTCAGTGATGACTTCTCTAATTTTGTCATCAATTCTGACCATATTAAGAGTATATCTACCTTCTTGCTCATACTCCAACTGCCACTTCAACTCCAAGGACCTTTTGTGTTTGTACAGGTCTTGTACCATCTATAACCTCCTCATAGGTTATTCTATTAGGTTTGTCCGAAAACATTCCCGTTGATTCCCAAACTATACTCTTTTCTCCAATTTTGTCAAGGATGGATTTTTCTATAGATTGAGCATTATCCTCTGCTTCTACTTCAAAAGAAGCATAGTGATCATAAGCCCATATTTTTACTAGGAATTTTCTCATTTTCTTACCTTTATTAGTGAAATGTGGCGGAACTGTGTCCCGCCACAAATTTTATCTTAGATTACGCACCTTCGCAACCAAAGATACCTCTATAGTCAGATACTCCAAATGAGTATCTTTCTCTAGCTTTGTATCTAACGTTGCCAGTATCGAAGTCACCTTCCATAGCAGTTTTTAATGCTGCTCTTTGGAACATCTTCATACCATTAGGCACATCAGTAATAATATACCAGCTGTCTGTGTCAGTTAAGAAATTATTCACTCTGTATCCTTGAGGAATCATTCCCATTGACGCAACAGCGTTGATATCATTATCTGCTGTTCCAGTTCTACCTTGAGATTTCATCAATCTCTCAGCAGTGAACTGATTAGCTGAAGGAATAATCATTTTTACTCCTCTAGCCGCTACTCTCAATCCTCTTTCATCAGTCATTCCAGCAATGTCAATCAATGCTTGTTCTAATGAAGTTTCGTTTAAGTCAGCTTGCGTAGTTAAAGTGTTTTTAACATTTGTTCCACTTACAGTTGTGTGTGCAGTATTGAACAATGAAACACCGTCACCTGAATCAAAACCATCCGTTGAAGGAAGGCCATTGATTAAAGGTGAAACTGCTTTAACTTGTTTCGCATTAGACATAGAACGTGCTAAAGCTTTTGTGTATCTAGAAGCAAGTCTATCGTAGAGGTTATCTTCGATAGCTTCTTCAGTGATCGCAAATGCTAAAGCAATTGTGTCATGAGTGTAACGAGCAGTGTAAGTCTCTTGAGCAGTATCGAAAGATACTCCTTGACCTTCTGCTTTCGTTTGTGCGTTTGCAAAACCACTTAACATTACTTCCTCTTCGAAAGCTCTGTCAGATGATTCTGTTGTATAAATCTCAGCATGCTGATTTTCATACCGTTTGTATTCCAGGCCAAATAGTGCATTCAAACCTGGCTCTAGTTCTTTAACTAGTTGTGTTCTTGATATAGCCATATTTTATCTCCTATTTAGACTTAAGCACCAGTACTATCAATGTACTCGTTTAAGTTTTGGATTACAACAACAGTACAATAAGCCGCTGTTAGATCATTATTTTCTGGGTCCTCTGCGCTTCTAACAAGTCTCCATGTGTTGTTAGTTGCGTGAGTTGCTCCAATGTTAAGTTCCGTATTGGATCTTCCAGTTGTTGTGCTTCCACCTGTGTTCACACCAAATGTGTCAAGGTATATAGCATGTGCACCAACTACAGTACTTGCTACTGCAGCATCTGTTGCAACATTGAACAACTGCCAAGGGTAATCGTTTACAAACGCTTTAGTATCCTCACTGTTTGCTGGTGTGATTGTTGCATCATACCAACTTGCAAATGTAGGTTTTAACGTATTCGCTGCGTTGTAATATATACCCTGTAAAACACCATTAGTAGTCCCAGTGTTCGAATCCTCTCCAGTTACAATGTATCCGGCAGTAACACGTACTCCCATACCATTGAATTTATCTGCAGAGTCTCCGGCATCTATAAAGTATTCGGATAATCCTTGAGTAGAAGGTGTATTACCTAACGTACCTGCTGGAATAAAACCGAAACCTGCGCTATTTCTATTAGCCATAGTTGTCTCCTTTTGCCCACCGAAGTGGACGGGTTAATTAAATCGATAGTAGGAAATTGGTTGTTATTCCGAGAATAGTTAAAAAATTAACTTTTCTTTGTACCACCGAAGGTTACACGAGTTTGCCTGTCAACATCGATAGGCATACTCTGATGCTCTTCCCTCATTAAATCGTTTTCAACTGCTTCAGTCTGACCTTTATGCTGTGAAGAATAATAGTCAGTTCTTTGCTTCGCAATTTCTTCGGGTACCCTTGCGAGCACAAGGCCACCAACCCCAATCACTCCCTTATATTTTCCTTCAGTGACTACAGGATAATCAGAATCTTTATATTCATCAGCTCTCACTAATTCGTATC